CCGTCAATGTTGGCTGTGATTTTTCCCTCAATATCATTGAAAGCGTCAGTGGTAGTTGTTCCAGTACCATCATCAATTGTGCCATCTCTGTTGGCAATAAACGTAGTACCCACTACATTTAATTCAGCACCAAATTTGGTAAAATCTGTAGTACCAACTGTTAAAATAGTATAGTGGCCGCCTAGTGTTAATGTCTGAGCACTGCGTTCAAGCATGATATAGTCAACACTTGATTTTGCCTGTACTCCGTAGTTAAACAATTTTAAACCAGGATCAAATTCAATAATTGGACGGCGACCAGGTAAATTAGGGCCGTAGTCAGCATCGGTGTTTGTGTAAGTTGCAGATGCAATAATTGCATCTTTATGAAACCAGCGATTACTACGAGTCCAAGGATTAAGATCAACACTAGCACGACTAATAGTAACATAATCAGGAACAATGCCAATGTCTGCACCAAATGTCTCAGGCACAACCAGCTGGTCAATTGGTACTAATTTTATACTAGTACCAACACCTTCTACATAGTACTTGTTGTTAGTGTATATACTAGGCGTTACATAAGTATCAAATTCTATTTTTAATCCGTTGGTGAAAATCACACCATTGGGACTTGTGTAGCCAATCTTGCCAAGAATGTCATGATCAACATCAATAGTCGAGCTTGCATTGTCAACCAGTTTAATTTGCCCAACGAAATCAGGATTGCTACTGTCTTGATAGTATAGATAATTTTTTATTGCTGTAATAACCGGAACAGGTTGATACCGATAAGCATCATCTAACCAAAATTGATTACTGGCATAAGTTTTTCCAGAACGGACAAAAACCTTTTCTCGTGGAGACATTGTCAGTTGCGGAGTAAGTTGTATAACATAATCACTGCCGTCCACTGTGGGAACTAAATTTGTTTTCCAAATACCTGTGCGGACAGGTTGGTTAATAACGGTGCCGGTAGACAATTGGCTACTAGCAATTTGAGCAGCAGTTAGTTGCCCTGCTGGAATAGCAGGGGTAGTCCAGTAACTGATGTCTTGATCGTTTGCAATAAAAATAAATGTAGCATTGTGCAATAATACATTGTTACTGATACCATCTAATCCTGTAGGAAACTTAGATAAGAATTTACTTAATAATTGATTTTGTATATCTGTATAATGAAAGTTTACTGCCGCATCAACTGTAGCACCATCAGGAATAGGCATACTGGTATAAAAATCTTGTGCAGTACTCAATGGAACATTGAATACAATTTTACCCGAATCTATTCCGTTATTTTTAACACCAAATACTTCTCTGGTATTAATTGTTGGAATATTGGGATCTTGTCCGCTTACTCCCGGAGCACTTTGTATCCAAAATTTAAATCCAGACTGGTTGATATCAAATGTATAGGTACCTCCGCGGGCCAGGGCAATTTGATTGTTTGGGTGTGTTCCTTTACCAGTAAACAGGTAACCACCACTGGTGGTGTTTCTGGTAACCGTAAACTCTTCTACATAAGGAACTTCATTGGCAGTAATAGCAACTACAGGAGGACCCGAAGGCAACCAATAGTAATTAAAATAATTTACAAATTTGTCGTAGTCAAACTTACCATCATATGTATAACTTTCCGATGTGAATAATCTTTGATGATTTTTGTTTGAACCATTATTATTAGCAATACCGTTTAATAAATCAATGTACCCAGTGGTAAACAGTACGTTTTTATTATTGTCTTTAACCACCACACTTGGCTCAAGTTGATAATTTTTTCTTTGTGCTGTGGGTTCTGGAACATAGTTATCGCCAACTTTAAAAGTTGGTGCTAGTCGACGACCAATGAATCCGTTTACAGGAACTGTTACTGGATCGGTGACCAGCTGATCCATCGTAGCACCAAGGAATCGTTGATTTGTTGGAGTACGAAATATTGTAGGTAAAAAATTAATAGTATTAAACAATGCCATTAGAATGTGCTCACTAAAGGATTACCAAGATTTAAATGTGCCGCGGTAACTGCAGATACAATATCAATATCATTGACTGTTGCTGCACTTGTAATGATTTCCCAGGGTTCTGAATTAATTTGGAAATAATTACCAAATACTAAACTATTGCTAGCAGGTACAATTACAATACTAGCAATGTTTGGAGCCAGTGTACTATGTAAATATGCAGCCAATTCACTAAAATAGAATGTATCGCCAAAATTCCAATTGCTTGGATCAAAGTAATTATTAATAGCACCAATGACCTGACTTTTAATTTCGTTATCGGTTACACCAGCGGCTGGATTTTTAACAACCTGGAATCGGGCACGTAGATTTTCTGCAGCCTTGGCCCCAAATAGTGGTTTAAACTGTGCTGGGTTATAGATAATAGTATCACTAACTGTTTTAAAATTATCTAACTCGGCATATGCAGTTTCCAAACTACCACTGGTTGGTGCCACTGGTTCTGTGATTGTACCAGTTAAATCGCGCAACCAATTGATATAATTGGTAGTATATGCACTAGTTAAAATATATAAATCAATCAGGTTAACCGGGGTTGGATCAATGCGACTGCGGCTTGGGCTACTGTGTTTGTATTGGAAATACAAATCATTTCTAGTAGATAAATCAGTTACCAGGCCAAATAGATCAGGATTATCTGGTACGCCCATTAGTTGTTGATCTGGACTCTTAACTAAAACCTGGGTTTGATCAACATAGCCATCTTCTTGAGTAACTGCGCTGTAAATTTGCCAGGCAAGATCTGAAGTTAATAATCCACCGTTGACTACGTCAGGATTAATTCTTAAGATCTTAATTATATCGTTAACAGTTAATCCGGTAGTTGAATCGTATGATTTGCTTGAAGGATCAAAGTAAAAATGTGTATTGCCGGCACTAGCAAAGGTATAGGTAACTTTACGATAGTTAATAACGTACTGGCCCATATTATAGGTAAATTTAAGAATCCAATCATTGCGACTAGCAATGTCGGCCGGTTTGATATTAGACCAAATCTGATTGACCTGATCGTATGTTAGACCAAAATTAACCTTGGCCTGTATTTGGCCAATTAGTACCGTAATCAGGTCCTGACTCAGGTCATTTTTAAACGGAGGAATAATTGAGTTTACACTAGATATTGTAACATTACCTAAGTTGGCACCATGGGGAACTATAGTGCCAAAAGTAATTTGATCGGGGGTGTAGGCGTCTGTGCCTGGCACTACCCCTGTTACAGTAGCATAGAAACTCAACGTGTTATCACCAGTCTTGGGTAAAGAACCTGTTTGTAATTGATGTTGTGTATCGAAATATTGCCCGCTCGGTGCAGTAAACAATAAACTTGCACCTGGTGCAATATATTGTAAATTGCCAGTGGTTCCTGTACCAACAGTAACAGTATTACCACTTATAACATTAGCAAGTGTTCCGTAACTGGTTGATGTTGTGTTACCCGTTAACCTAAATATTAGATTACCGCCCAACTCAGCAGGTGTGCTTAACCTTGTGTAGGTGTCATAATAGTAATTTTGTACTTCTGTACTACGAATCAACGGAATAATATCATTGTAAATTGCATTGTAAATATCGTTGGTAGTTAAAAAAGTAAAGCTAACCGAGCTTGATGAACTAATGGTTTTGGTGATTGTGCCGTCATCGCCAAATATATTTGTACTTGAGTAACTGCCAGTTGGATCAATGGCATCAAGATAAAGGCTTACACCAGAACTTGTGCGATTGACTGCTTTAATTTTTTGAATGCTGGTAAACGTTGTTGTGGGGAAAATATTATAGTCTTCGCCAGTGATCATACGATTCTGCGTGTAATACTGTTGTGGTGCAGCACTCTTAATACTACTTAAACTTGGAGCGGCATTGGCATTGGTTACTGTATATTTTAAACTGGCCGTAACGGTCAATGTTTCAACGGTGTTATTTTTGCTTATATAATTAAATGCAATACTAACACTTGACATTTCGTCTGGACCAACACTATAAGTAGTTCCGTTGCTGGTACGATAATAGAAACGGAAACTACCTTGAGGAATATTTGCAAATGAACCGTCGCCAAATACCAAATTGACTTGGTCATTGGTTAATGTGTTAACCTGATACAAATTCTTTTCTGTCAGATTATTAAAGATTACATTAACACCAGGTAATGCTGGCACAGGCGTCCATTTATTAACTGGATTGCCGTTAACGTCTAAAGAATATAACCACTGATCATTATTAGTAATGTTGTTTGTAGAAACATTTACAAAGTTGTTTGGTACAGCGTTGGTAATATTAAATGTTGTGGCGTTTAATGCACCTTGTTTAAAATAAACAAAAAATCCTGTATCGTTACTGCCATTACCATTATTGTCGTTTCTGTATAATAGGTTAAAAGATCCTGTTTTTGTTGGGTCATCTTCGTAGATATAAGTTTGACCAACACTGGTTGCGCTTACTGCGTCAAAGCCTGTTGTCACACCTTGTATGGTAACAGAAAACGGGGCAATTGGTAAAGTATTGGTATTTAATGCAACAGAGTACTCGTCTGTTTGAACGCCGTTAATTTTTTGACTGTTGCCGGGTTTACCAAACTGCTGACTAGCGGTTAATACTGCATTAAAAATGGTAGTAAACTGCTCTAACCAATTGTCATTACTTAAATCATTCCAGTGGATCGTTGTGTTAGACAAGTTGATGCCGTTGCTGTCAACTAAATGCTCGGTTGTTTTAATGCTGTCAATTTTCATCAGTCCCGAAGCGGCTGTATTACGCTTGGGATTATAACTTAACATACGAGCTAATTTTAAAATGCTGTCTCGACGTTGTGCTGTATCAATGAAGTTTTCACGTGCATTTAAATCCACACGGAAACTTAAACTTTGACCTAAAAAAGCAATCATATCAATGAGTGCCAGGTATTCTGAACTTTCTAAGAAATCATTAAATGTTTCTGGATAGTATGTCTTGACGTAATCAATCATACTGTTACGCAGAGTTTCAAAATCGTAACTAGTAAAGTCTGCGTTGGTGAAAGTCTGATAGATCTTAGTCCAGTCCTGCTGAACTAAAAGATTTGTTTGACGTGTGGTTTGTGTCATATTTTTACCTATATCAAGTATTTATTTAGGTTAATTATATGGCCACTTAATTAACATTGGTTGTTAGCGTTTGATTGTTACGATTAAAATTTAATGCTATTGTTGCTGTTTGATCAGTCGGAACGTATGATAATGTAAGCTGTATCAAGAATCCTGTAGTTTCTTGTGTTATAGCAATTTGTCCCACCTGTAAACGTGGATCATAACTGGCAATTTTGGTAATGTCTTGGCTAATGATTTGTTGGGTTGACTCATCCAACGGTTCAAACAACATATCCCAAATTATAGTACCAAACCCCGGTTGCATTAGTTTGCTGCCTTTGCGGATATTAAAGTAATTGATTAAATCCTGCTTGGCCAACTCAAAGTCCGTCAATGTATATTTCTTGGCGCTTTGTAATGTACTAAATCCGCGGTATGTAATCATATTAGTATTTATTGACTTAAAATCGTCACAGTATATCGACCAGTATTATACGGTGTTTGCCCAGCACCTATATTTGAATATCTCCAGGCATAGGCTCCCGTGCCACCAGATGATTCATACGCTGGTGCTTGTCCAACTCCTAAATTCCAGGCAACATTAATCATTCCAGCTATAACTTCTGCAGAATCTGTATCTGTGATACCGTTGATTAAAGCCAATCCGTTGTATAAATCATATACAACCTGATACGCTAGATGTTCTTGTGCTATCTTATTATTAAGGAAACCGTTCAAACTTTGATCATTGTAGATATAGTTAGCATAACCGTTGGTATTTTTTCTAATAGTAACACTACGCCAGCAGGTTGTGTAGTTTACACATTCGTTACCGTAATACGTGTTAGAGCCTTGTGCCAATAGTCCATACGATTCTAGCAATGCAGGGCTAAACTGATATCTACCCAATGAGTTATTGGTGCCAATCATCAAATAGTCCCAGTTACTTTCTGTATAACCAATTTGTGCTAATAAATTACGTAGCTGTGTGGCTGTCAGTTTGGATATGCTGGCATAGGCCGGCAAAGCAGGTGGCATATCTGCACGTCCCAACCAACTCAATGGCAACGGATTAACGATAACGTGTGCTGCGGCGTTTTTTATTCCCAAATCCATAATTATGCTTTAACAGGTGCTGGACGTGTCCAGGGTTCATGCGAAGGTGCTACTGTTACAGTTGAAAGTAAAGTTGGGGCCACAATCCAACCAGTACCTGCCCAAGTAGCGTCTGGCAGGGTATGCGGGATTGCTGGAATAGACGGTGTTGGTGCACCGGGTTTGGCCATGGATCCGCAGTTCAAATTGATCATACTTCCGTTGATACTAGTTACACTACTCTTGGCTCCAATATTTAATATTGTGCCATATAGACTTGTTTCTGCTGTTGAACTCAGACTTAGTGCACCGCCTGTGGTTACACTAGCTTTACCAAGTGAACTAACCGACACGCTGACATCCCCAGTCAATGATGCTGACATTACTGCAGAGGCTTTAAATGATCCCATACTGTTGAGACTGATACTTGGAAGTCCCACTCCTTTGCCGCTTACTATAGCATCCATCTTGATAGTTGGAGCACACATATTAATGGCCGCATCCGAGTGCATATTGATTGCGCCCTCGCTACGTAAATTAAATCCGGCGCTGGCAAATACATTTATACTTCCGTTTGGACTGAATTCTAACCATTGTGCGCCCGTGGCACTGGCAATATATAAAACTTTTTCTGTGTCGTTCATTAGAATTTGATGGCCACCAGCTGTACGCAATCGTATCAATTGATCAGTACCATCTTCTGCGCCGTCATCCATGACAAAGGTATGTCCACCTTTACGATAAAATACCGCCTGGCTATTGCTAGCAACCTGATTGTTTTTTGTAGCACGGCGCCCGGGTGTACTAATACCATACACATTACTTGGGCTTTCACGCAAACTACTTGAGCTAATCGCACCTCGCACAGGATCTTTGTCCAATCCCTGCTGGATCAAGGTCATTGTTTGTACTTCGTGCGGGTATCTATCTGTATTAGATAGCCCGTCACCACTGAAGCTTCCGGCCTGTGTTGTGTC